GAAAACTATTAATGTTTCCACCATTATGGACACATGTTCATACAGGAATCAAACCAATCAAAGAACCAAAATATATTATAGGAAGTTATTTACATTATGTCTGATATTAGTAGTAAGTACACATATGTTGTAAATGAAAAACAAACTTGGACAGGAATAGGCTTGACAAAAGATGCAGGTAAATACCAAGGTGTTGTTTATCGTTATGGAAAAGTATCATTTGCAGATGAAGATGAAAATGGTAATATGCCATTAAAGTTTGAATGGGATATACTTGATTCAAATGGTTTATCAAAAGAAGATATGCAAGAAGATTTTTTTAATTTAATAGGGGATATCCTAGTTGATATCATGGACAAACAAATTGAAGAAGGAAGTATGGAATATGTCAACACCGACAATAGAGAGAACGACATTAAGTAATTTAGTTTATAATGAAAACTACACAAGAAAAGTTTTACCATTTTTAAAATCAGAATATTTTTCTGATAGACAAGAGAGAATTGTCTTTGAAGAAATTTCAAAGTTTGTAGAAAAGTTTAACAACAGACCAACTAAACAAGCATTATCAATTGAACTTGATAAAAGAAAAGATTTAAATGATGATGAGTTTAAAAAAGTTTTAGAAGTTGTTGAAACATTATCTGATGCAGAAGTTGATTTAAATTGGTTAGTTGAAACAACAGAAAAGTTTTGTAAAGAGAAAGCTGTTTACAATGCAGTTTTAGAATCTATCAAAATCATTGATGGTAAAGATAAACAAAAACAAATAGATGCAATACCAGATGTTTTATCTGATGCACTATCAGTTGGATTTGACCAACACATTGGTCATGATTATGTTGATGATGGTGAAGGAAGATTTGAATTCTATCATAAGAAAGAAGAAAAGATAGAATTTGATTTAGATTATTTCAACAAAATAACTAAAGGTGGTTTACCACAAAAAACATTAAATGTTGCACTTGCAGGTACAGGTGTTGGTAAATCATTATTCATGTGTCACTTTGCATCATCACTTCTAATGCAAGGTAAAAATGTTTTATATATAACATTAGAGATGGCTGAAGAAAAGATTGCAGAAAGAATTGATGCAAACTTAATGAATGTCACAATGGATGAATTACATCAATTACCTAAAAAGATGTTTGAAGATAGATTGACAAAGATACAATCTAAAACTAAAGGTAGATTGATTATTAAAGAATATCCAACTGCATCTGCTCATGCTGGTCATTTTCGTGCATTGATTAAAGAACTTGCACTAAAGAAATCATTCAAGCCAGATATTATATTTGTTGATTATTTAAATATCTGTGCATCATCAAGATTTAAAGGAAATGCAAATGTGGGTAGTTACTTCTATATTAAAGCGATTGCAGAGGAACTTCGAGGGTTGGCAGTTGAGAATAATCTACCGATTGTTTCTGCGACACAAACAACTAGAGGCGGGTATTCAAACAGCGACATTGGAATGGAAGATACATCAGAATCTTTTGCTCTTCCTGCTACGGCTGATTTCATGTTTGCACTTATTTCTACTGAAGAGCTCGAAAAACTTAATCAAATAATGGTAAAACAGTTAAAGAATCGTTATAATGACCCTAATATGAACAAAAGATTCGTTATTGGTGTTGATAGAGGTAAAATGAAACTCTATGACTGTGAACAAGAAGCACAAGACGATATCATAGATAACGGTCAAGATGACGATAAACCTCTATTTGACAAGTCTAGAAGTTACGAAAAATTCTCTGATATTAAAGTTTGACATCTTTCAAAGATACTGTTATTATAAATAATATGTAATAATTTGTATAAATGGAAAAGGTGTAAAATATGAAAACTTTCTTACAGTTCTCTGAAGCTTATAATGTACCTATATCTTCACCAAAAGATGTAGATAACTTCGACACAAAACAAGATAAGGATTCCCTTAAAAAACTCATTTCCCATCTCGTATCGCTTGGACTGGATGATATTCCTGTTGCTGGTGGTGCAAATCAAATTAAAATTCGTGGTGCTAAAGACCAAGACACACAAAATAAAATTAAACAATGGATAAAAGATAATGCACCAGAACTAAAAGGAGTTGGTTTTGGTCAAGGCTCTATTGGTAAAGATGGAGTTAAGATTAACGAAAATACACAAGAAATGATGGTTGCAGCTCTTGTATTAAATAAAGTTAAAAGCGGAAACATTGATGAAGCAGAAGCAGTCAAGATGATTGAAGATGCTAAATCTGTTTTCGATAAAATTGAAGGTGCAACATCTAGACCAGAACTTGTAGATCAATTCAATGGTAACTTTAATGATTTAGCAACTGCAATTTCTTCATCAAATTCAATTTTAAAAGTTACTCCAAATCCAGTAAAAGTATATTGGACTGGTAAAGGTTGGCATAAAGATATTGCAAAATATAACCCACCAATAGGTGGAGTAAAAGATTATAATTCATCTGATATTGTTGTTAAAAATTCTGATGGAATATTTCATGGGTTTTCTCTAAAGAAGAAAGCTCAATCAAAAGATGTAGACCCTACACTTATTAACAAACCAATTACTGGTAATGTTGGTATTCTTAAAGATATTTTAGGTGCAAAGAATGTTGAGTCTATTGAAAAAAGTAAACAACTTTTCTTTGATTATGTTATTTTCAAACATTATAAAGAAAATCCAAAAAAGATTGATGATAAAAAGAAAAAGAAAATGATTAGTGACATCTCTCAAAAACAAATGGGTATTTATTTAAAAGACCCAAAGAATACATTTTTTAGGAGAGTCCACCAAGTATTAACTGCACATTCTAAAAAATTTGTTAAGTCATTTATTGAACTTCTTTTTAGAACAAAAATGAAAGATATAGAAAAAACAAATGAATTTAAATTTTATTTACTTACTGGTATTGGTAAATTTGCAAAAGGAAATGTAAATGTAGAAAATGCAGAAATGAAAGATATGCCACAAACTATTTCTACATTGACTAAAATTTTTGATTCAAAGATTCAAATGAAACCAACGCCAGGTAAAAAACAAGCATGGGAAAAAGGTGCTGGAGCTGCAAAAGTATTTTTCTCAATTTTTAGTGATGGTGCAAAAATTATTGATTTAGAAATCAGATATAAAGGTAGTTATACTGCAAACCCACAATTTCAAGCAGTTGCAACACCAGACTTTAAGGCAATTTTTAAATGATTAGATTTAGTTCTTTCTTAAAAGAAGATAAAGGTGGTAAGAATTTACATCTCGAACATATCGAAGATGAGATTTTAAACTATGGTGTTGATGGTGGTAGAGCTGCAATTAATTTTGTTCAATCATTAAGAGATATGTTAGCAGGTTCTAGTCGTTCATCAATTAACATGACTGTAAAATGGGATGGTGCTCCAGCAATATTTGCTGGTATTGATCCTGAAGATAATAAATTTTTTGTTGCAAAGAAATCTGTATTTAATATTAATCCTAAACTTTATAAATCAGTTGCAGAGATTGATGCAGATTTATCTGGTCAACTTAATGACAAATTTAAAGTTGCACTTGCAGAATTTTCTAAACTTAATATTAAAGGTGTTTTGCAAGGTGACTTAATGTTTACATCTGATGATATTAATACAGAAAATATAGATGGAATAAAGTATTATACATTTCAACCTAATACAATTGTTTATGCAGTTCCAGTAGATTCTGATTTAGGTAAACAAATTAAAAATGCAAAAGTTGGTGTTGTATGGCATACAACTTATACAGGTGATGCACTACAAGATATGAAAGCTTCATTTGGTGCAGATGTATCTAATTTAAATAAAGTATCTTCAGTATGGACTGATGATGCAACTTATAAAGATGTTTCAGGTAAAGCAACAATGACTGAAAAAGAAACTGCAATTGTAACAAAACATTTATCAAATGCAGGTAAAACTTTTAGAAAAATTAATTCGTCATTGTTAAAGAGTTTTTTAAATTTACAAAATACATTTACTGGTGTGTATGCAAGTGCAGGTTTAAAAACATATAACAATTCAAAAGTAAGAGAAGGTAAACCAGTATCAGATGCAAAGAAACACGCACAAGGTTATTTAAAGTGGGTTGAAAATGCGTTCGATAAACAGATGAATAAATTAAAGACAGATAAAAGTAAAGAAAAAGTAAAAGTCAAAAAGACAGAAGTATTAAGAGAATTAAAAAAACATATAGTTAATTTATCAAACATTGTGGATTTTCAGAATCACATTGTCAATGCAAAAATGTCTGTAGTAAAGAAACTAAATAATGTTAGACAGTTAACAGATACATTTATCAAAACTGCAAATGGATACAAAGTAACAAATCCAGAAGGTTATGTTGCAATTGATAGAGTAAAAGGAAATGCAGTTAAACTTGTTGACAGAATGGAATTTAGTTTTAATAACTTTACAGCAATAAAAAATTGGGATAAGTAAATGAAAACTTTTAAAGAATTGATGCAATCACTACCAGAAAGAAAAGCTATGGGTTTCGCACAAAGAAGAAAAATGGCGATTCGTTTGGCCAGACAAGCAAAGTCATCTGCGTTTCAAGCTAAATTAAAAAGACTTCGTGGTAAAATGGCTTCACCTGATAAGTTAATAAAGAGAGCAAGAAAACAAGCGAAAATGTTAGCAATCAAAAAGTTTGGTGGTGTATCTGCAAAGAATTATGCACAAATGCCTGCATCAAAAAGAGTTCAATTTGATAATAGAGTTCTTGCAACTAAAGGTGCATTTATAAAAAAAGTTGCAAAGAAATTATTAAGAACAGTAAGACAAAAAGAATTAGAAAGATTGAAAACTTTTAAAAAGAATCAGAAAGAAGCTGATAAATGAAAGTAACAAAAGATCGAGCCATACAAAGATTTCAACAGAATCATCCTAAAACAAAAGAGTATGATGCGTTTGTAAAAACTCAAGGTGCATCATTACAAAAAAGTTTACAGAAGATGGTTGATTTCGCAATGAAGATTCCAAATAAGAAAAATCAAGCAAAATATATTGATAACGAGGTTCGTGATATAGAAAGAGAATTAGTTAAAAAATACGAAAAACAAATGAAAAAAGAAGAAGTTGTTTTAAAAACATTTAAAGATTTAAGAGAAGAAAAAAAGAAAACTGCTGTGTTTACTTTTGGTAGATTTAATCCGCCAACAATAGGTCATGAAAAACTTATTGATAAAGTTTCTAAAGTTGCAGGTAGTAATTCTTATTTCATTTATCCATCTCATTCACAGAATACAAAGAAAGACCCATTACCACAATCTTTAAAGATTGCATATATGAGAAGTATGTTTCCAAAACACGCAAAGAAAATTATTGCAGGAACAGAAAAGAATGTATTTGACATTGCAGTATCTTTATACAATAAAGGATTTACTGACATAGAAATGGTTGTAGGTTCAGATAGAATTAGAGAATTTCATAAGATATTATCAAAGTATAATGGTTTACAAGGTAGACATGGATTTTATGATTTCAAAACTGTTACTGTAACTTCTGCTGGTGATAGAGACCCTGATGCAGATGGTGTAAAAGGTATGTCTGCATCTAAAATGAGAGGTGCAGCTTTATCAAATGATTTTGAAACATTTAAATCTGGATTACCAAAATCATTTGGTCATGCACAAAAAATGTTTAAAGACATTCGTAAGTATATGAAAGTTGTAGAATCATTTAATACAATCTCACCTACATTAACTGAAGAAGATGTTATAAGAGATATGTATTTAGAAAATAAAATCTATAACATAGGTGATATAGTTGAAGATGTTTATACTGGAGTTTCTGGTGAAATAATTCGTAGAGGAACAAACTATCTTGTATTTGCAGAAGAAGATGGAACAACACATAAGAAATGGTTGTTTGAAATACAAACAAAAGAAGATTGTTGGCCAGGTTTTCAAGCAATTGGTATGAAAATGAAAAATGGTAAAAAAGTTCCTAATTGTGTTCCAGTAAAAGAAAGAAAAACTGCACAAGATAAAGATATTAAAGATAGAGAAGGTTCACAACCTGCAAAGTATTATAAAGGTATAACTAAAAGTACAAAAGACGATAGAGCTCGTCATTTTGAAAAAGGTGCAAAGAAGTCTGATGATGACCCAAGTGCATATAAACCAGCACCAGGTGATGCAGGTGCAAAAACTAAATTATCAAAATATACAAAAGCGATGAGAAAGAAGTATCCTGATTTGTATAAAGAATCTGCTGATTCTTCACTAAAGAAGAAAGCAGAAAAGTCTGGAATCTCTTTCTCAATATTAAAGAAAGTTTACAATCGTGGTGTTGCGGCTTGGAGAACAGGTCATAGACCAGGAACTACTCCTCAACAATGGGGTCATGCAAGAGTTAATTCTTTTATGACTGGTGGTAAAACTCGTTCAACTGCTGATAAAGATTTATGGCAACGACACAAAGGTAAGAGTGAAGAAGTTAATACTGCTGATGCAATGAAAAGATACAAGTCTGGTAAAGCAGGATTTACTGATGTTGCACATTTAAAAGCAAAAGGTTTAATTAAAAGAAGTGATGGAACAAAAAAGAAATCAGACAAATATGAAGAAGGTGGTGCAGGTGATTTTGGAACAGATAAACTTGCAAACAAATATAAAAAAGATACACCTGGTCAATCAGTAAAATCATTTACAGAGTTTCGTTCATCATGTTGTGAAGATTGCGAACAAGAATCTGATTTAATTGAATCAAATATTTACAGAGTTGGTTCTCAAAAGTATTTTGAATACTTTTTAGAAAAGAAAAAACTATACAAAGAAAATAAATTAAAAGTCGATAATAAATTTGACATTGAAATTTTAGAAGGTGATATTGGTGAATATGCAGATTACGAAGGTAAAAAAGTTGCATTAGATACACCAATGTTTGAAGAAGATGATGTTGAATTAAACAAACCTAAAAGAGGTGGTCCTAAAAAGTTTTATGTTTATGTGAAAGATCCATCAACTGGCAATATTAAAAAAGTTACATGGGGTGATACAACAGGACTTAAAGTTAAATTAGACGATCCTCAAGCAAGAAAAAGTTTTGCAGCTAGACATAAGTGTGACACTAGAACAGA